AAATTATCCGCAGATTTCTGGGCTTCCTTAGCAAACCAGATCGCTCCTACTGCTAGTCTAGATATCGGATTGGTCCTCAGTTGCTTCGCGGCAATTTTCTTGGCTAAGAGTCCCGCTCGATCTATAACCGCGCCTGGAATCGCTGCCGCTTCTTCAGCAGCCTCGTAAGCATCCTGGGCAATCTGTTGTGCCTGATCGATTGCATCGAGGATTTCCTGGTAGCTCGAATAGAGTCCATCCTCGATCCCTTGACGGATTGAATTCGGTATGAAATCAATGATGCCCGCTGCTTCCAGGATCGTTGCTAATGCCAGGAGGGCCGAGACATCAGAGAGTAGAGCCACCAGTGGAGTCGAAATTTTGTTGATTTGGTAGGCAGCGATGGCACCTTCGAGCAATTCACGATCCGCCCGCCCCAAGACGATTTCATGGCGAACCACATTATCGGGTTTGACTTTCGGCATTCCCTCACGTCCACGCTAGAAGAACCGTCGGAGGGTTGCCGGTAGAGAGAGCAGAGAAGGGTGCATTCTGTTCAAGATCGGCAGTCGTGACGGGTGTCGTTGGCACGCCATAAGTCGCGGAGTTGTATCGGAAGCCGATTCCGCTCACTGAATTAGAAATTGTCTCAAAGGGGCCACCAGTAACAGAGGGTCCGCCCGAGGTGTAACCTGAATTGCCCGCTCCGTAGAAAGTCACATTTGATGCGGTGGTTCCGTTGTCTACATTGGTGTACATCCAATACACCGTCCCGCGCACTGTGGTTACTGAAGATGAGAAAGACGTTTGTTCAACATTTGCTACGCTCGTCGTGCTGAACGTGCAATATCCAGCTAGATCCTTTGGGAGGCCTGTGTCCTCGTCTGCGCTGTAGATCCCTGCGTAGAAGGTCCCACCAGAATGCGCGCCTGATATTCGGATTTTCATTCCAGTTAAGGTGCCACTTTGTGAAGCTACGAAAGGAAAGAAGACTCCCTTTCCGTCCATCTTAGCCGTTGAGTTTTTGACTGCTTGACCATAAGGAGGCGTAGAGCACACATCCCAATACTTGTACGTCGAAGGATTGTCAACCTCTGCACCAGGCAGGACGATTCCACCACCTCCGCCACTAGCAGCAGTAAGCAACCCATCCCATTCGCCAGCTACCGTTAACCGTGCCAAGTTAACCAGGACAAGCCGTCTTAGCTCGTCTTCATTCATCTCCTCGATGTTCAGAGTGTTCCCTACGCCCTGCACCGTAGCGAATGCCAGGTTCTCGAGATCCAGGTTCTGCAATAGAGGGTAGACACGATCGGATCGTGTTGCATCAGGAAGACTCATCCTAGCAACCCATCCCATTCTTGTTTCACTGTTAGGCGCGCGAGATTAACCAGGACAAGCCGTCTTAGCTCGTCTTCGTTAAGCTCTTCAACGCTCAGAGGGTTGCCAACCGAAGCGATCTCTGCTTGAGTTAGTGAATTAGGAGCTTCAGAGTCCAGAGTTTTAATCTTCAGAATCTTGTAGACCCTTGGGGATTGCTTCTCAGCGTTTGGTAATGGCATCCTAGACACCATCACAGTTTTCGTTCAGCACCAGAAAGCGCCTTCTTGATCGATACTAGACTTCCTGCCGAAATCAACCCATGCAAGAAAAGTCTTCGAGCATCCCCACTCATGCGCTTGATCCGCTTTCTTTCTGTGGACTTCTTCACCTAATCACCTTCAGGCGTTGGTCAAGAATTGTGCTTGGAAGTTTAGTTCCACGGGAATTCGGTAATCCTGGAATGTTGGCTGCTGGCTAGCAGGGTTGACCATTGGGACAGCACCCACGACGTTTCCTTTTGCGTTGACAACAAAAGCACCGTTAGTTTCGATTTTCGCGCCGTCGACAGACGTACTCATGGCCTTTATGATGGTCTGGCCCTGGATTGTGTCACCTATGCTGTTTCCAGTTTGTAGATCTACTAGAGAATTGGTTGCTCCGCCTGATGGCGTGACATACGCGATCCTGGACACGCCGGTATTGGTGTAATAGCAAAGAGCTGCGTATCGTGATGCGGCTGTGCTACTCAAGACTCTCAGAATATCTCCTGCCTGGAGCCTGAAGGGGGCGCACAACGGGGAGGCCTGAAATGCGACACCCTTCAAACCGACAGGAACGAGGGCTGCAACCAAACCCTGTCGGAGAATGTAAGCGTAAGCGATCCCGTTGTCAGCAGTGACCAGTCCAGAAGTAACGACCTTGCCTAATGCGTAGTCGCCGATATTCTGAGCAGTCACGGTGTACGCCGTATCTGTGGTGAGGCTGGTTTCAGTGCCCTCTACAACCTCGAGCTTGAGGGGAATGTTTGTTCCGTCTGAGCATGTAAGCGATCCGTTCACTGTGTTTGTTGCCATACATAATCACCTCAGAGTTTGATCCCGATTCCAGCGGGTTTCGCAATGTAGCGGTTGAATTGGTTTATCGGCCTACGTAGCAATCTGCGCCCGAGCTTGAATCCGATTGATACTCCTAGAGAACCAATTAGAATTCCTTGCCAGTTTGCCATAGCGTTGCTTTGCATAGCGGAAAAGGCCATGTCTGGATGCTGAAGAATCTCAGTAAGCGTCACTTCTGATCCCACGCCAGAAGATACCATCGATGTCAAGCCGAGGCCCGCATCGTAGGCTTTCATTGAGCCAACCGAAGAACCTCCGGTGATCGCTTCCCAAGGAGAAGCTCCCAAAATTCCACGCGACATCAAATCTGCGTAGGCGTAGCCTTCCATGACATTCAGTAATTTGATTGAGGTGTCGCGTCGTCGACGAGACTTCTTTCGGCGTGCCATAACTCTCGAAGGGAGAAAAACTCGCTAATTAACATTCAGTTCAACTTTCACTTTCAGCGGCTGAAAACAACCCTGCTTCGTCACGAACTTGTGCCGTGATCGTTTTTTGCTTCATATTGTCCTGGATCAGCTGCATTATCATCATCTGAACCGGATTTGGTGGTTCGATGTCGCCAATTGGCAGATCCTGGAGTATTTTCTGGATCACTTGTGCAAGGTTTCCGTCCAATTCGTTCATTATTTCATCTATTTCTCTGCGCAACCACCATGCAAAGCCCCCCAGACCGGCATAAATCGCCACTACACACGCGCTCGCGAGTATGATATCCTCCATCATACCCCCATCGAGCCCGCAACGGGACTTAATCCTCTTGTTTTGGCTCCCCGCCCACCCAACCAACGCTTGTCACCGTTATTAGTGATTGTTTAGGGATCGCATCCTATACTCCCGGGAATAGTGGGGAGGTAATAGAAGCAGACTGCGCCGATTTCAATTGTGGGGAGTTCTTATAGTCCCAGACTTTTCCGCTCAATCCATGAAAAGGGGGATCTGGCGATGCTGGCAGTGTAAACGTCACTGGGTCTACAACGTCGAGGATCGAGTAGAGAAGCTCGACAAGATATGTCACGGATGCGGCCGTAGGAATAGAGCTACGATCTGGAGGAAGGTCGGCCGACGAGGTAGGCACGCTCGAGCACTGGTAATGTGTCGACCGTCTTACATGCCACTGCACGCGCTCCAGGAAGAAGTAAAGCGGCGCAATGCAGCTATGGGTAGACCTCGCAGAGAGGGCTTCACGCGGGCATCAGAACTCGAAGAATTCAGGGTGAGGAAAGAATGAGTTGTATTTGCGAAATAGTTGGAATGAAGATTTGTCTAAAGTGTCTGAATGAAATGATCCCAAAATATGAGTTATGCGGATATGTATGGGTGAGGGTATGAAGGATTTGTGGCGGGATTCATGTATCGACTGTGATTGCCGGTTGCGGTATTGGCGGGGCAATCTTTGGGTCTGCGGGTGTGAAGAAGAATGACTGAAGAAATCTCTTGCGTGTTTTGTTCGGCCCCTGCGCACATGCTTATGATCACTGATGAGGAAACGATCGTCGGTGTCGATGCCGACGGGGTGGGATGGGAGATGTACATACTCACATTCTTCTGTTGTGAATGCGAAAGGGAATTCTGTATCGATCTTGACCCGAATAAAATAATGGAATTAGTGAAGTTGAATCCGGCTTGCCTGGGGGAGTCTAATGAGTGATGACGATTGGCATTCTATCGATCCTAGAGCCTGGACCGATTACGACCTCGTCCTGAACGATATGCAAGAAGATACGATCCGAGTGATCGAGTGGCAAGACGAGGCTGAACAATTCGAGGGAGTACCTGAGGACTTTCACCTACATATCATCGAAATATGCCTCATTTGTGGCAATCCGATGGAGTCTTGCGTATGTGAGATGCCTAAGCTCCAGAAATCATCCAATGGCTGCGATCTAACAGCGACCGAAGGAGAAAGGATGGATTACCTTCGGGACATTCAAGAAAGCCCTTGAGCGGCTTCTATCGGCATACTTTTTTCAGCGTCCTCGGCCAAATGGGTTGTAGGGGAAATTATCCGCAGATTTCTGGGCTTCCTTAGCAAACCAGATCGCTCCTACTGCTAGTCTAGATATCGGATTGGTCCTCAGTTGCTTCGCGGCAATTTTCTTGGCTAAGAGTCCCGCTCGATCTATAACCGCGCCTGGAATCGCT